ATAATTTTGTTATTGATGCCCTTCTTTATAAATGGGGCTATATGGATAAAAGTTTGAACAGAGATGTCAGAAGAGCTATTAGAGATATGAGGTCAGAACAAGGCGGAACAGTCTTAAGGCGTCAAGATATTCAATTATATATAGAGGAATTTTTAATTCAAAACCCTGATTTTAGGTAGGGATACTCTTTTTTTTGCCTAAAATGACAGAAATAATTTTGATCAAATAAAAATAATTGCTACAATCAAATAAATGATTAAATCACAGGAGTGCTTTAATGACATTACAAAACGAAACGGCGGGCTTTTCCGATAATGGCACAGCTAACGGCACAGCTAATGGGACAACCCCGCCAGTAGAAGCAGAAGTAGAAGGAACTGGAACTCTTGAGCAACAGACTCCCGTAGCTGATGGCCTTGCAACCACATCTCCGGAAGACTCAAATGCACAACAGCCCACTATGGAAACTCTGCAAGCGCAACTGAAGGCCGAAGAATTAAAGTCTAAGAAACTTGAGAATGACAACAAGGCTCTTCAGGGTCGGCTACGAAGTCAACAAAAAGAGAATCCTCAATTTGACGATCTCTCTGACAATGTGGCGACATTAGTAGATACAGTCCAAGCGTTAATACGCCACCAAAGCACGCAGGATCAAGAAGCATATATGGAAGACTTACAAAAGGTTGAAGCAAACGCTGCAACCCGGAAAGCTACCAATAACTTCACGAGAACTGCAAATAGCTTTATTGCCGAAATAGAAGAAATAGTTACAGAAAGCGGTCTAGATTTACAGACCGCACCTGAACTAGAAACTTTTCGGGAATTATGGAGTCCTGCATATGAAAAGCAGGATTTGGCGGGTATCTATCAGGCTCATGCTGAATTCAATAGAACCATGAGAAAGGTAGAAAGAGACCGTAGGTTGGCTGAAAAAGATCAGCTAACTAAAGCCGCCGAAGATCGGGTTAGGAAGTTTGCAGAGGAAAACGGACTAAATACATTGGATCTTGATTCAACGTCATCAGCTCCGTCAAACGCAAGTGCAAACAATCTACTAACCAGAATGGGCGACTCTAATACCTCGGTTTCCAGAGAAGAAATAGCACAAGCGGCTGAAGTGCTTAGAAAGCAGGGAATCCGCATATAGATTAAATTAGGAGTTTAATTATGGCATCAGGGAATACAACCACAGATGCACTCGCTGATTCGATTCCTACAATGATAGCTTCTGCTCGAATTGTAAGAGAATTTGCGGGCGTAATGCCTAACCTAGTAGATAGGCAAAGACTTGACGAAAATACCGGTACTGTCTGGAACGAAGTTTCAATGGCGAAACTTAGCGCACAGGCTGTATCAGAAAACACAGAACTAGATAACCCACAGCAAATGGAAGACACTTTGTTCTCCATTACACCTACAGTTGTCGGAGTTCACACAGTTATAACAGACCGTGTTGCAATGAGAATAAGCTCCAATGCTTACGCTCAGACAGGGTCATTGGCACAAAACGCTATTGAGCGAAAGAAAGACCAGGATGGTCTTACCGCTATAGATGGCGCTACTACAGCATTAGGTGCTGCAGGAAACGCCCTTGATTCCGGTGAGATCGCAGCTGCTGCATATCGAATTACATCGAATACAACAGAGCCTGCTCCTGCCAATGTTCCAATACACGCAGTTCACCATGGATTCTGCTTAAAAGACATTGATGACGAATTAATAGCATCAGGTCTAGACGCAAGTACAAGTGGTGCGCCATTAACAGATGGAATATCTGTTGAAGCCTACCAGAACCGCTACAGAGGAACTATCGCAGGCGCAAGACTCTATGAAGATGGAAACATATCCATTGACGGTGATGATGACGCTAAAGGCGGAGTTTTCTCACAGGCAGCTCTAGTACTTGTAGAAGGTCGATCACCATACATCGAGACCAAGCGAATGCCTGAACTCGGTGGCGGTGCTACAGCAATGTATCACTACGATGAATTCGCATATGGTGAAAGGTCTGCAGGTAACTGGCTATATGAAGTTATAGCAGATGCTACAGCCCCAACGAGTTAATGAATGCTAGAAGGAAAGCGTGGTCTGAAAAGCATGGCCCCATTCCTAAAGGTTGGGTTGTACACAACATGAATGGAGATATGGCAGATAACAGGATTGAAAATCTTGCTGCCGTACCTCGTAAAACAGGAAATATATCAGAAGTAGTCGCTCCCTACAGGAAGCGTATAAGGCAATTGGAGCTAGAGCTTCAGAAGGAAAAAGAAAATGGCTACAGTTCAAGGACCAAAGGGTCAAATTGAAATATTTGAAGATTTCGTAGGGGCAGAAGTTCCTGTCGCATTAACTAATGCGTTTGGAAATATCGGATCCTTACGAGTAATTGGTGACGGACTTGCAGAAACAGACTCCGGGATAGTCTCACTAGACTCTGACGGAGTAAATGGTGTTGCACAGTTCACTACCACAAACGAAGACAAGCATGCAGTCGGTGTTTCTACCGCAACCATGTTTGACGTAGGAAACATGGGAACCATAGTTGCTGAAGCTAGAGTTCGGTTACCTGCAGTTGCTAACAGAGAAGTATTCTTTGGATTAAGCGATGTCAATACAGACACCGTTTCTTTAGAAGATGATGTCTTTCACGGCAATGGCACAACTATAACTCTTACAGCATCTGACGGTGCAGGTTTCTTATTTTGCTCAGAACTAACAGACGCAACAGACTGGCACATGATCTATAACGGTGGAACCACAACAGGTGAAACCACCTCTACTAACGTAGATGCAGATGATGTAGCTACTGCAGGAGAGTTTCAGATTTTGAGACTTGAAGTTGCTGAGAACGGAACATGCCGATGGTATATCGATGGTGTTCTAAAGCAGACAAAAACAGGTGCTGTTTCAACATCAGTTGATATGGCAGTAATCCTGGTTGTCGAAGCAAAAACAACTACAGCACTAACCATGGATGTTGATTACTTCTATGTAAGAAGTGCTAGAGACTTCACCATTTAGGAGAGGTAAGTGGCAAAACTTGTTGAACTAGCCACATCGGAACTTTGGAGTCATGAGCCGTGCTATTACCTCTCTGAGATGAATAGGATGGGTCCTGATTCCAAAGGACTGAGAAGGTACCAGGCAATAACGGTTATTAGAAGTGACCGGAAAGTAAGGATGGAACGAGACATCGGAGACGCAAGACTCTTCGGTGAGCAATTCCAACTTATATGTGGTGTACCTGACGGTAAAGGCGGCGGTGAAAGTCTATATACGGTGGAAGAAGCAATTCGTCTAGCACAGGACATGAATTTAAAACCACCGCCCAAAACTGAAGTTAAGCCCAGAGACTGGAACAAAATTTTCTGGGACAACGTGGAAGAGAAAAACAAGTGGAAGAGAGGGCAAAGTACATTTGGTCCCCTCTTTAAAAAGGAGCGAACGTAATGGCTGACGAACCTTCAGTACATGAAATGTTAAGAGATGCAGAACAGGCAGAGGAACCGGGCAATATGAAAGTCGGAACTCCTATTGGTAGTGCAAACGGAATACAGATGACGGCAACTGAATTAAGAAGTGCCGGCTATGTCTATGTTTACAACACAAAAACAGGAGACCGAAGCACAGTTAATCGAAACATGCTTGAACAGCAACTCTCTAAAACTCATGAAGACGGAACATACGCATTTACTACAAGAAAGCCTGAAGGCCTAGAACCTTCCAAAGGCAAAATTAAATGTATGTTGCATGCAGATGATCCCAACAGAGAAAAATACGACTCTATGGGACTCCCTGTATGTCGTAAAGCAAACATCGTAGCTTCTCATGATTTAAGAATACATATGGAAAAAAGACACCGTAGAGAATGGGCAACCATTAACGGTGACGAACTACAAAAAGAAAAACAAAGGGAACTAGAACGTCAGGATAATCTGGCAGAAGCCATAAGATTGCTCGCTGAACGTGAAGCTCCTAGAAGTTCTGGCAATAACCAGAACAGAGGAAAAGGTAATGGCTAAGAATAATTTTTCTCCCATTCCTAGTTCTTTAGTAACTCATGCGGTTACTGATTCGGCAACGTCTTTGACAGTTCCCGATCAGGCTAACTATGCAGAGGGGTATGTCAGGACTAATCCTGTTGTTGAGACAAGGGATGGAACTGCACCTACTACAACTAAAGGCAGGCAATGGGCGGCAGGCGATATTATCGTTTTAAGATCAAGAGATGAAGTTACAGGATTTCAAGTCATCCGTCAAAATGCTTCTAACGCAGCAACCATAGACTTTGAATTCTGGAACAAAGTGCCAGGTATGAACTAATGTCAGGCGTATTATCATCAGGAGTATCAAAACCCGGAACAGGCGATATTGAAGGCGTTACAGCCGGAGACGGAATATCCGGCGGTGGCACTAGTGGCACAGTTACGGTAGCTGTTGATTTAGGGACAAATAGTGGATTAGAAATCTCTAGTAATAAACTACAAATTGCTAAAGGTATTTCACAACATGACACAGCTCAATTTGCCGCAGGTGTAGTTGACGATGATTTTCTTAGAGTTGACGGAACTACTATAGAAGGCAGAAGTGCGTCAGAAGTATTATCAGATATCTCTGCAGCTCCGGCTGCAGGTAGTTCTAATATAGTAACTACAGGTGCATTAGACTCAGGGTCTATTACATCTAACTTTGGAGCAATAAATAACGGTGCAAGCAATATTACTACTACAGGTACTGTTGCCGCAGGTATAGTAGATATAACTGCAGATGCTCATTTAGATTCATCTCCAAGTGATGAGACTGTATCAGGAATAACTGCAACATTTACTGCAGGAGAAGATTTAGTTCGTGGAGAAGTGGTTTATTTTAAAGCAAGCGATTCTAAGATGTGGAAAGCTGTCGCAACTGCGGCAGGAACTATGCCTGTTGTAGCTATGGCTGCAGCTGATATAAGTGCTGATGCTACTGGTAAGTTTTTACTATATGGATTTATAGCTGATAACGGATCGTTTCCATCTTATACAGTCGGAGCAAAAGTCTACGCTCCTGAAGCAGAAACTAGTTCTCAAAATGTACCTGAAGAAACTGCTCCTGATTCAGATGGAGACTTTGTTCAGGTATTGGGATTTGCAGTTACAGCCAATTCATTACTATTCAATCCTAGCAATGATGTTATCGAACATGCCTAGTAGGTAGCAATATGGCTAACGAAATAGAAAAAATAAACGATGTAGCTATAGCTAGTATAGAAAAGCTAAACGATAAGACTGACGCAAACATTCAGGCTGTTAATGGTCTTGAGTTAACGGGTGAGTCTTTTATTGTAGCTACTGGCGGTAGCATAGCTACATCAGGCGATTACAAAGTCCACAGCTTTACCTCTAATGGCACGTTTGAAGTCACATCCAAAGGCGGCTCCGGCGCAGGCGATCAGATTGAATATCTAGTCGTTGCCGGAGGTGGCGGCGGAGGTGGCGGTGGTGCTAATGCCAATAACGGAGCCGGTGGCGGTGGAGCCGGTGGAATGCTTACTGCTTCTGAAATTACAGCGTCTGTAACTACATATGCTGTAGTAGTAGGAGCTGCAGGTGCCGGAGGTGGAGACGAGAACTCACAAGGCTCAGATGGTGGAAATTCTACTTTTGCATTAGGTTCAGTTTCTGCAACCGGTGGTGGTGGCGGAGGTCACGGATCGGGTGGCTCAAATGGTCGTAACGGAGGTTCCGGTGGTGGTGGTGGAAACGGCTCTGGAGGTAGTGGAACATCCGGTCAAGGATCAGGCGGTGGCTCTGGAGGAACTAACGCTGGTGGAGGAGGAGGAGGCGGAAAAAGTGGCTCTGGTTCTTCAAACTCTGGTAACTCAGGTGGCAATGGAGGAAATGGAACTGCATCATCTATATCAGGTTCTTCAGTAACATACGCTGGCGGAGGCGGAGGCGGAGTTTATTATCCTGG